GCAAAAGGATCTGCCTATGCAATCCCAATTTTTCATTTCCAACTGGACGCATTCAGCCCTTCTCAAGCCGCAGCCGAGCATTAACGCAAATAAAGTCATATCCCGTTTCCCTTGGTTTGTGCCGTCGTCACAAGCCTTAAGGAGCCCTGCGGCTTCCTTGATAGTCAGGCTTCGGCCTTTAGGAAGACGTTCATATTTAACGCCTTTTAATGCTTGGATTTTCAGGTAAGACGACTGAGGCAGCTGATCGAGGGTCCATGCCTCCTTTACTACGGTTTTGAATGCTGTCAGATAGAGATTCTGGGTCGATCCGCAGCAGCCCTGAGCCGACAATTTCTTTTGGATTTCGGTCCAATGAGTGCGCTTCAATTTAGACCAGTCCGAAGACTCAATATCTTTTGCGCCTAAGATATTGGCAATGTGCTTCAAGCAATTGGAAATCGTGATTACCGAGCGTGCGGAGCCCGATCTTGAAAGGTAAGCAAGGGCCGGGTTCTTTTTCACGGATGATATTGTGGTATCGGCTGCAATCATTTTCTTCAAAACTCCAATCTTAGATAACTGAAGCAATAAAAAACTTAGTTTTGAATGCCTTTGTAGAGGCTCAGGTTCTCTTTAGGGATTTGTTTAATAAAAAACTCTTGTTTATTTAATTAGCTTGCGAACTTGTTGGGCAATTTTTGAGTGTATTCAGGCCCGGTTTTGCGATTACTCAATAGAAGGTTATACTTTTGAAAAAGTCATACCATTTCAAAGTAAAATGAACATCGAATATTTAAGACCTACTCCTTCGTTACCGCCCTCTGCTCTCTTGGCAGCCGAGAATCCTGAGAGCTGTTTTTGCACTTTATTCAATTCATATGTCCAAGCCGGGTTCCCCTCCCCGGCTGAAAGCTATGTTGACCGGGCTTTGGATTTGAATCAATTTTTAATTGCCAATCCGCCATCGACCTTTTTTGTAAGGGTTACAGGAGATTCAATGAATAGAGCCGGACTGGATGAAGGAGATCTTTTGATTGTTGACCGTTCGTTGACACCGAAAAACAATGACATTGTGATTATGCGGGTTGATTCGGAATTTACCGTCAAAAGATTTAATAAACAAGGTGAAAAGATTTTTCTGACGCCGGACAGCTCCAATCCGGTTTTCAAACCTCTTTATCCGTCTGAGGGACAGGAATGGGAAGTCATCGGGGTAGTGACTTACTCGATTAAAAAACTTTAGAATAGTCGCCGACGAACTCCGACCGATTTTAGTGTCTTCTAAGCCGAGAACAGGAGGCTCTGCCACGGCAGAGCTTCCTTCTCATTCAATCAATGCTGCACGAGAGATAAACAGTACTTACCCCACTCCTCCATAATCTTTCTGCGTTCCTGCTCCATTTTGCTTCTGTCGTAGGCACCTTTGTAAGGATCGTTCCGTTCGTGAAGCAAATTAAGATCAACTGCGTCCTGATCGAACGTTTTGTTATTACCAAGGACATCATCTTTTGCCCAAGTTTGAAAGCACCTTCTAGCCGTTCCATGCTGCGTTGCAATGCATTCTTTTCCCATCCTCTTGGTTTTTTCCTTATCAATCCAGCCGATTCCATCCACGATCTTTTTTCGTGCATGAGCTTTTCGGATTACTTGGTTCATAGCCATGTCGGTATAGGTTCCCCCATGAGGACTGCAAAACACGTAAGGACTTTCCGGGAAACGTATTACTTCTTTTAGCAATGAAACTGCTGCGTCATTTAAATATATGTGCCGGGAACGTTTTTCATCTTTGACTTTATCGTCCTCCGGCGGGATATGCCAAATCTTGTTTTCAATATCTATGTCTTCCCATTTGGCATTTCTGACAGCTTTTGATCTTGCTGCAAGAAGTATTGAGAAGAGAAGCATTTCGGAGGTTCGGCTTCTCAATGCTTTAATGTCTTTAACAAAGGCAGGAATTTCATGAAAATCAAGACTTGAATGATTATCCTGAGTCTTTCTGTTTTTAGAATAAGGTTCCATCAGAACACCCAAAGCCCCGTTAAGATCTGCCGGATTTTCTCGATTTTCTCTGAGACGAAGAGCTATTGTCCAACGTAAGATGGCGCGCACATCCGCCAAAACTTTTGATGATGTTGACGGACTCCTTCCCCAGATAGGAAGCAACAGATCTCTAATATGCTCCGGCTGGATATTTTCAATTTCGATTTGACCGATTACCGGAAAAGCGTGATTAACCAAACGACTCAGCGTATCTGACTCGCCCTTGGCGTTATTTTTCCAGAAATTATTAGTTGCCCTCTCTTTGACCCATTCCAGAGCACATTCTTTGAATATCTTTGGCTTCGCTCTTGCAGAATTATCCTGCTCGTTGTAGTTTTTTTTCTCTTTAGGATTGATGCCTTTTGCGACCAGCTCAGCCAACTCAAAAGTTCTTTTTTTAGCGTCAGACAAGGAGACAGATTTCATATTGCCGATCTTCAGCAATACGCGTTTTCCTTGCCAAGTGTAGCGATAATAAAATTCTTTTCCGTATTTGGTAACGCGCAACTGAAGGCCGCGACAACCGGCAACCGAATAATAGCCTTCTGCCGAGAGATTTTTAATTTCTAAAACTGTCGAGACCTGCATCCCAAACTCCAAACTTCAAATGGTCACTAAGAAAAAAACTAGTGACCTTTTTAGTGACCTTTCGGTCGTAGATGTATGTAGACAACTATAGACAACAGATAAATGAAATTGGCCTTAATTGTCCGCTAACAGATGGAATTTTAAAGGATTTTTAGATTTCTATAGACATCTATAGACAAAGAAATGGCGGAGAAGGAGTCCGTGAAAGCACATGGATTAGAGGGCCTTTCAGACGGATATTTTAAAATGTCCACCAAAATGTCCACCAATCTGCTAATGCATCAGGTTGGTATGCCAACTCCGCAAGACTATTTATTACTTGTGGTTTTCTGCGCAGAATTTAATAGCTCTGTCAGCTCGGTCGACAACCTCTTTGTATCTGACTGCCAAGCGGAGACATCTATTACGTTCCCGATCGGTGTTGGTTTTGGACATTCTCTCAATGTCTGCGAGCTGGCTGCGCATCCGGTCAAGCTCATCACGAGAAGCAGACTCAGCAATCCGTAACTCAGAAAGCGCCACAGCATCATTAGTCTGTTTGAGCCGGAAACCTTGAATCGTGCTTTTGAGAACTTGAATTTCAAGCCTTGCATTTTTTAATTCCTCTGATTCCCGCCCTTGCTGGACACCAATCCAATAGGAAAAAACAAGGGCGGCACAAGCCACCCCTATTTTCAGAACATTGATTAGGTTCATTTACCATTCCACCTCCTGTGCGGCCCAAGGTCTACATGAACAAACGTCGGGTAAAAACCCACACCGCCGGTGCATCTTCTGTTTGCAATGATTTTTAATCGGCCTAGCGCCTTGTTCCATTTATCCGGATCTCTGTAACGGGTCGGCCGAATGTCTGCTGCCTGCCCTTTAACATGAAAAGAATTCGGTGCGCCTCCGATTTTCCGATTATGTTCCGGACTTCTGTAGCCGGAATTTACATAAATCGGCTCTCCAAAATCAGCGCGGATTTCCTCTAGCAAAAAATAAAGGCCCGGATCAACGACCTCGGGCCAGGGACTGGGTTGTCCGTCCTTCGATTCAAACTCGGACGGTTGAAAATGCTCGCTCATATTAAGTTCCCTCAATGTTCTTCTGGATTCTTACCTCTATTACACGAAGTAACCGCGTGCCCATCCATCCGGCAATGCCGCAAAAGGCTCCGCAGACATCCGGATCAAAACCCGCCAGATTCCTCAGTGTCGTGTAAGTTATCAGTCCGCACACAGCTGAAATTACCGTGTGCAACATAAATTCGGTCCATTTAAACTGCTTCCCCTCCTCTACTTTTAATAAGTACGAAAGGCTTCCGCAAACTGCAGCGAAGATACAACTGACTGCCAAGTTCGCCCATATTTCTCTTAAGTGTTCAATCATTTTTCTTCCCACAAAAGGTCAATGGACTTTGTCCTTACTGCCAATACTTAGTCAAATAAGCTGTAATGACAGCAATAGCGATTGGCATCAAAACAATTTTTATTAACTCTTTGAATCTGGAAAGTATTCTCCCGACAAAGTCATTTATAACTTGCTTATCGTGTCTTTCATCCCACATTATTTCCACCTTCTTTTTTAGATCTCAAAATTCATCCTCAGGTGTAGAATGATCCTTGTACATGGTTCCCTCCATGTAACGTTTTTCGGCCGCCTTGGGGTCCAAACACAAGGCGGTATTTCTTTTCTTTCCAAACTCTAAATGCACGTCAAAAGCTCTTTTCGTGCTGTTTTCCGAATTCCATCTTCCTCTTGGCCTTTTGAGCCTGTTGGAAAGCTGTTCCTATTTTCAAGTCTGGGAACTCTTTCAAGTATCAGTTCTGTTTTTTGTTCAATGCGCACTTTTTATGAAAAAGCCCCTCGAAGTGAGGGGCGGAGAGGTTAGAGCTTGGCGGGGAAGAATCGCCACATTACGTTTATCATAGTGTCGTCGTTATCCGTTGTAAGGCTCAGCGCAACTGCATTTTCAAAATTAGGCATAGCCTATGTCGTGAGAAGTTCCCATGCTCTCCATGAACAGGAAACGCCTTTTTTATTAGGAAAAGATTACGCTCTCTTAGAATCTGCTCTATACGAACCCTTGGTAATCAGATCATTTTCTGTGGGGGCAGACTACGCTTTAAATTGGACAGACGAAACACCTACCAATGAACCTAATCCCTTGGCTCGACTAATTGATCTAAATAGGAAACTACAAGCGGTTTTAAAACGAAAATAACTTCTAACAAACCTTCAGGGAGCGCTGAGCTCCCTTTGGTGTTAAGGGCGTTTGGTAAAAGTGGTCACATTATCAGTCGAGCCGTTTCCTTGTTGACCTTGTCTTCCAGAACCGCACCCATATAACTCGCCGGAATTAGTCACATACCACGTTGTTTGATTATAATAATCATTATCAGAACAAGCAACCTGAGCAACATTATCAGCTCGTTTGGTAAAAGTAGTCACGTTAGAAGTCGAACCATTTCCTTGCTGACCATAATATCCCCAACCACATCCGTATAATTCACCGGAGTTTGTTATATACCAAGTTGTATCATCAGAACAAGCAACCTGAGCAACATTATCAGCTCGTTTGATAAAAGTAGTCACATTAGAAGTCGAACCGCTTCCTTGATTACCACGACCTCCATAACCACATCCGTATAATTCACCGGATTTTGTTACATACCAAGTTGTGTAGTTTAAACAAGCAACCTGAGCAACATTATCAGCTCGTTTGGTAAAAGTAGTCACATTAGAATCCGAACCGTTTCCTTGTTGACCATATTCTCCACTCCCACACCCATACAATTCACCGGAGTTAGTCACATACCAAGTTGTTCCATTAGAACAAACAACCTGAGCAACGTTATCAGCTCGTTTGGTAAAAGTAGTCACATCAGAAGTCGAACCGTTTCCTTGTTGACCACTACCTCCTTTCCCACACCCATACAATTCACCGGAGTTAGTCACATACCAAGTTGTTCCATTAGAACAAACAACCTGAGCAATGTTATCAGCTCGTTTGGTAAAAGTAGTCACATCAGAAGTCGAACCGCTTCCTTGATTACCACTACCTCCATAACCACATCCGTATAATTCACCGGATTTTGTTACATACCAAGTTGTGTAG